CCCCCTTCGTGTTCAGGCAGTCGGGGCATACGCCGACAAGACGGCGCTCGCCGGCGTGCGTGGTGGCGGTTTCGACCTTTTCCGATAGGCGGATCAGGTCGGCGTATAGGTCGTCGGCCGTGTCGAGTCGTGCGAGGTCGGGCATGTGGTGCAGCAGCAGGCGGGTGATGTCGGCCCATTGCATGAGGGTGCGGGGCCGGTCGTATCGGTCGTGGCCGATCGGTTTGACGCCGAGCATGCCGCCGGTGAGTTGCAGGTGCGTTTCCACTGCGGAGTACAGGGCTTGGGCGGCTTCGTTGACCGGCGGGGCCGCGTATGCCCTGTTGCCGTGGCGTGGCGAGCGTTCGCGGGTGGTGGCTTGTTTGTAGGCGATCTGTTGGAGGGCTGGCATGCCGGCCTTCAGGAGCCATGCGAGGCGTTTCGCCCAGTCCTTGACGCATTCCTTGCACAGGTTCGCGTCGCCGGCCGCTTTGCCGCAGGCCACGCATGTTCGTTGTTCCATCATCCCCGCCCTTTCGCTGGTGCTATACTCGCTTGTTGGACAATGCGAGCCTCTGCCGAAAGGTGGGGGCTTTTACTTTCCCGAAGCTGTTCCCGACGTGGTGGATTGGCCGGGAACGGCTTGTTTTCAACGGTTTGCTGACTTTCCTTAACTTTCTCTTCTATTGTCGCCGATGCCGGCGGG